ACTTATTTTTGCCGCGGTAATAGTGGTAATAGTAGCATTTCCAGATGCTTCTCGAAGCGTAACCGTTCCAACTGCCGGGGAAATATTCTTACCGTTTATATCGCCAAGGAATACCCCGTAAATATCATCCCAATCATCTTCATCCGTGGTAACTGCATCGGTTCCGGTCAATGTTACCGTCTCGTATTTCAAAGCACCTGTGGTTTTATTTGTTCCGAAAATTGTTAATAGTCCGGTATCGCTGGCGCTGTCTGATAATATTTCTACTGCATCACCGTCCGGTTGATTTGTGAAGCCAGAATAAGCCAATGTGTCAAATAGCGGGATAATATAATCTGGTGTTTTGTATTGCTCTTTAGTGAGGTAAGCCATCTATTTTCCCCCTTTCGGGTGATCGTTTTTCATGTGAGATAATAATTTCCCCATGTTAGGAAACTTTTTACCGCATTTTTTGCATATGCGAGTTTTGTCTTGATTAGCCGGTGCTGGCGGTGTTTCCTGAACTGTGACTGGTGGTGCTGGTTCTAGCGGTTCTGGTGGTGCTCCGATTCGTTTTAACTCCTGCAATATAAGGTAAAGTAGTTTCTCTGTGTCGTTGAAGTTCGCTGGGTTTTTATTGAAATTCATAAAGCACCTCAAAGAGAGGTGAGGGATTATCCCTCACCGTTTTCATTAACTAACTGTCGCACCAGGAACCATCGGTTCCCATTCGATATATACAGTAGCCGCACCCGTAGCAGGAGGACCAGCACTAAATATTGTCTGAATAACACCTGTTCCGACTACTATGGGCATATTCTCATTAGCCGCTACCATAATGCCAACATCAGTTGTTTTTACTAAGCCAGTAGCTTTTACGCCATCGACCACAAACAACTGTTGCGCTCCTGCGCTTGCCGTATCGGTAGCACCGGAAAGATCCTTCGCAGTACTACCGGTTGGGGTAAACGAAAACTTCAGCGTATTTGCTCCAGCAGGCAGTTCGGTTGTGACCAAAACGCCCATGTGTTTAATCATTACAGGACCACCAGCAACAGTGAATCTTGTAACGGTTCCTGTCATATCAGCTGCTACCAGGGCAACACTATTACACTGGGTAAGTTTCTTCATTCTTGTAGCGATATCGCTATTGGCTACATCGCCAATAATAGCGCCAAGCGTAGCCGTTCCACCTGAGTTGGTAAGTGTCCCTATTTTCTGTAGCCAGGTTGCAATCGTGACATTTGCAAGGTCGCCAAGGATGCCGCCCAACGTTGCGGTTCCTCCTGTATTTGCAAGAGTTCCGATGGCAGCTGTTACGGCTGAAACATCGTCGCTGGCAAGTGCTGCTCCGGAACCACCAGAGAAACTTGCTCCTGCTCCCAAGTCAAAGCAATCAGTAACCTCCCATGTACTGCCACCAATTGTATCAACAACAGTCTTAGATAGGTTAGTCGTGCTAGTCACAAGGAAGTCGCATTCCTTGACAACAATGTTTGCGCAGGCGGTACCGCTAAAGTTAATAACCGCCGTAGTAACCTTTGTCATGAACCGGCAGCGATCAAACAGAGCATTATCGACGCCAGTAAGTTTAAATACGCGGGCGTTGGCGTTGCCCCCGGTATAGCCGTTATGAAAGTGCCCCTTAACAGTCAGACGGTCGCCAGTAACGATGAAGGTGTCAATAACTTCAACGTCAGTAGTATCGCGGGTTTCAATGTCAAGCAGGGTGCAGTCTGCACCTGAGATAGTTCCGAATGTGGTTATTGAGTCTACCGCTGAAACCAAAATCAGGTTTGCCATTGTTACGCTTGCTGCGCTAATGGTCCATGTGGTGCCAGTGTGACCGAAGCTAAATGTAGGGCGGTCGGCACCCTGTCCAAGTCCTACGATTCTTACCCCGGCAATGTCGGCAACGAGTTTTGCGCCGGTGGTTGTCCATGTCTCGGTGTGTCCGGGTGCTATCCAAATGATATCGCCGTTATTGGCCGTACATTTTCCAATGGCAGCGTCAACAGTTGCTAGTGCCGAACCCCATGTTAGACCGTCATTTGTATCTGCACCAGTTCCGGAATCAACAAAGAACTGATTACCTGGCTCAAACAGTCCGACGAGATCCTTTTCCTGGCCGGCTGGGCCAATAGCAATACGACCACCTGTTAAGCATATTTTATCGTGGTGAGTGTAACCCAATTTATATTCCCCCTTTGTAATGAAAAAACACCCTCTATGGGGTGTCTATCCATTTGTATATTTTTTCTAAGCGTTCCTCGGAAAAGAACGGTTGTGAAGTAAACCAAAATACCATTTCTTTGTCGCCCTTACTCGAATTAACGGAGTTTTCGCATGGCACGATGTTATTTTTAATATAACCGCCGCCATTTGAAATAGGAATTATATGGTCTTGACTGACCTTGTCCATTAGATTTCCGGTGTAAGCATCCTTGTAATCGAAATATTCCAGACACTTAACCCAATCGGCAGGAGTCATTTCGGCTGGAAGATTCTTTATTCTCGTTCTCCTGCGAAGAACATAAACCCTGTTTTTATTCTTTACATCTTCTCTTTGATTTCTTTCTTTGTGCATAGCACTTATTTGATCTTTATTTTCTTCCCTGTATTTAGCGAAATATTCATTGCGTCTATCGTGGTAGTCGCTTCCTTGCTTACTCGCCCAATCCGATTTATATTTACTAATTTCTTCCTTATTATCAGACTGGTATTTTTTCAGGTAAACAGAAGTACGATCTCGATTAATATAACAATACTCCTTAATGCAATCCTTGCATTGCGGAGTTAACTTATCTAGGGTGGTAGACTTCTTGAAAAAATTATCTACAGTTAACCACCTTTTGCACTTACTGCACAAAGCATGATCTTCGCCATTAATAATTCTATGCTCTCGCGGTTTCCTTCCTTTAGGAGTTCCCTTTAGATTGTTTTTGGTCCATTCCCTGGAACGCCTTTTTATTTCCTCTTTATTATTTTGGTATGTAGCCTTATTGTGGCAAGATTCGCTACAATAGAGCTGTTTTTTTGTGTTCTTAGGGAGAAACATTTCTCCGCAGAATAAGCACTTATTCTCACTTGTATCTCTTTTGTGTGAGTAAGCCTTCTTTCTGCACTCATCAGAACAATACTTAATATCTCTCCTACTAGCAATAAAAAGAGATTCGCAAATAACACACTTTTTTTCTGCCTTAGCTACCAATTTTCTTTTATTAGAAAATTCTAAATAGCAACTATGAGAACAATAAACAGAAGAAGCATGAAATGGCGAAAATTCCTTTCCGCAGTTAGGGCAAATCCTCATTGACCCCCACCTCCATAATGGAATTATACCATATACTATAGGTGAAAGTCAATGATTAAAGATTAAAAAAACCTAGCTATCACGCGGGAATGTTGCAAACTACCCATCTGAAATCACTGAAGCCAAGCGCCCACCTAGCGTACGCCTTGATTTTCCAGTTTTCCGTATTGAAATCGCGATCCGACTTAATTTCCAGGGGCACTCTGTCTAACCAGAAAAGAGAACGGCGAAGAGCTCTGGAATCAATCAAAAACCAACGATCTGGATCATCTAACCAGTCAGAGATAACTACCTTAAACTTATTTTTATACGGGTTTACGTTGTTGTCGCCGGTGTTGATTTTTCCAGTAGACATGCAAACTTCCCATATGTCCTCACGTAATTCAAACGGTGCAAGAATCATGTCTGCTTTCCAGTTACCCTTTTCTCCGTTGTCAATGGTGAAATTCTTCATCATTTCTTCGGCAAGTTTAAGGTTAGTGGTATTAAATGCGTAGTTAGTTAAGTTATCAAGAGTACCACCCTTGCCCGTCTTGCTGGTATGTGCATTATGCGCCAAAGCTAGTCCATCCCAGCCAGTAGAAGCAAAACTCTTCCCGGCAAGGGTGAACGAAGTCTGGTCTGCGTTATTAAACGGCGCATGAACAAACTTTTCAACGGTACGGTTGTAACTGTCAATCAGGTTGCCAGACTGGTTCTCCATGTCAATCATAACTGCATCGTCGATAGTCTCGCGCTTAATCTCAATACCTTTTTTGAACACGTCATGGATGAACGTCTTGGAATAGTTCTCCTGGAAATCGTCATACGGTACTGCGCCATCGGTAGCAACGAAGTCACCAAGGCCGGTCATGCCGGATACGGATTCGCTGTAGTGCTTAGAGGTTTTTACATTATATAGGACTTTCTTGAGAGAATCGGCAGCGAAGTCACCAGCTTCCTTTTCCATAAACGCCATGATTGGGCCTTCAAATCTGCCGATAGTGGCATCAATTTTTCCGACAGTTGATGTGATAATCATTTATATATCACTCCTTAATTTTATTGGTGTTTGGGGCAATAAAAAAACACCCCATTGGGTGCCGTTATAGTTACGCTTTAACTCTTACTCTGGATACTTTCTTTACGGAATCAAAGGAAATTAACTCCATTTTGCCGCCTGCCTCGGTAACACCGTCAAGTGCTAATGCTCCGGTAGCAATTCTCTGTGCCTGGTTTCCTACAAACGCGGTATGCGCTGTTATTTCTGCTGCTGATAGTGCAGTAGTTCCATCTGCGGCGGTAACAGGACATTTCAAAATGTCACCCGGCAGGATTCTTGCGTAGGTGCAGGCAGTAGTCGTTAGTCCGCCCTGCACTACCACTGCATCAGGGGCAGCAGTTACGGTTACGCTGGTCATAGTCGGTTTTCCTGCGCCCTTAGTCAGGGCAATCAGTTGTCCGCTTGTTAATGTTCCGCTTGCAATTCCATTTTCGATAATAATAGCCCTACCGTCATATGTGCTTTCAATATCAAATGCCATTTTATTCACTCCTTAACTATATAGTCTTTTATAATGCTCCGTAGCCTGCTTCTTGGTGTATCCGTTATCCATGTAATATTGAAGTGTGGATTCGGGAATATTTACGTCACCAAGATTACCGCTCGCTCCGTCACCTTCTGTTTTTAGGTGGCGTTTACCGTCAATACTGTTGAGCGTTTTCTGCTTAGTAGATTTTTTGGTCTGAGCAGTAATCTTATCTACGTTAGCCTGTATCCAAGCGGCTTTCAGAGGTAAGCTTTCCTCCCGCATAATGCGAACAGTCTCAGGGTCTACTTCGCCTATTTTGTCTAGCGAGGGAACTAAGTCACCATATTTTTTCTGCAAAAAGGCATGGTCACTTTGTAATTTTTGCATTAATGCTTGATTCTGCTTTTCCTGCGCCGTCCTGTTTTCTTGTGCTGAAATATGGTTCTGTAGTGCTGCTAGAGACTGGCGTAAGTGGACTTTTTCCGGGTCGTGCTGCATCATCTTGAGGAATGGTTCTACGTCCCATCCTGCTTGTTTAGCTTCCTCAATCTGCTGCCTAAATGCCTGCTCTGCCTGCGCTTGCTGCGCCTGTTGTTGCTGAATGGCTCTTTGCTGTCTCTCTCTCCTTACCGCTTCGGCAAGCACCTTAGGGTCGGTAAAGCCGTCTTGCTCGTACTCCTTCATCAGTGCTCGATAGTCGGCAAGTTCTTTCTTTGCGGCATCTAACTCCGCTTTTCTGCGTTCATTGGCATATCTGGCATCATCCTCTGGACT